CAGAAAGGACTCAAGAATGGAGGGAACAGCAGACAAAGGACTTGGGAGTTCGTAACGCTGCGCAAGAGTGCGACTGCGACTTTGCTAGTTCTGGTAACACTTTCATAGATCCCACAGTCTTACAGTGGTACGAGCAAAATTCTATAGCGGAACCCATAGAAAGGAGATTTGCTGACAAAAACTACTGGATATGGGAGTATCCCGATCCTTTCAAGTATTACATGGTAGTTGCTGATGTGGCTAGAGGAGACGGTGGCGACTACTCGGCTTTTCACGTTATAGACATAGAAACTGTCACTCAAGTTGCGGAGTACAAGTCGCAATTAGGAACTAGGGATTACGCAAAGATACTCGTGACCGCTGCGAGGGAATACAACAACGCTCTCCTCGTGATAGAACACGCAAGCATAGGTTGGGACGTTATACAGAGCGTGTTGGAAATGCAGTACGAAAACATGTACTACTCGCAACGAGGAGAGTACAATATGAATATTGATACGTATATTGATAGATATGATAGGGGAACAGGACTAGTTCCTGGGTTCTCCACAAACATGGTAACAAGACCTCTGATACTGGAGAAAATGAGAGCTTATTTGGAAAGCAAATCTGCTACGATAAGGTCTCTCAGGTTTTTGGAAGAGCTTAGGGTCTTCATATGGAAAAACAATAAACCCCAGGCGATGCAGGGATACAACGACGACTTGGTTATGCCGTTTGCGATCGCTATGTTTTTGAGGGAGACTTCTTTGAAGTTCAAAAAAACCATGCAAGATCTGTCTTACTCGAGCTTGAACAGTTTCAATAAAATAGGAAACTCTTCGGGCTTTGAAGTGTATACATCTAACACTGTAAATAATTATAACCCATGGGCCATGGAAATACAAACTGGTCAGGGAACTCAACAAGAAAACCTTAATTGGCTAATATAATGGCAGAACAACAAAAACAAGAGAACTTATTCAGTGCGTTAAGGAGAATGTTCTCTTCAGACGTCGTCATAAGAAACGCTGGAAACAGGCAACTGAAGGTGCTGGATACGCAAAACATCCAGACTTCTGGCGTCATACAAAACAACTCGCTGATAGATAGGTTTAACAAAGTATACACCACGTCTACGGCTTATGGAGTAAACCTAAACCTCGCTCAAAACTATCAATCGGCGAGAGTTCAAATCTACGCTGACTACGATGCTATGGATACGGACGCTATCATAGCTTCGGCTCTCGATATTATATCGGACGAGTGTACGCTTAAGAACGAACAGGGAGAGGTGCTTCAGATACGATCCTCAGACGAAAACATACAGAAGATACTCTACTCGCTATTCTACGACGTGTTAAACATAGAGTTCAATCTATGGTCGTGGATACGCAATATGTGTAAGTACGGAGATTTTTACTTGAAAATGGAGATAGCCGATAAGTACGGGGTTTACAACGTAATTCCCTTCTCTGCGTACAATATAGTTAGACAAGAGGGATTCAATCCCCAGAACCCCAACGAAAAAAGGTTCAAATTCGATCCCAACGCTTCTCTCGCTTCTACTTCCGGTTATTCATCTGCTTTCGCAAACCAAGATCCTGGAATTTTCTTCGATAACTACGAGATAGCGCACTTCAGACTAATTGGAGACGTTAACTATCTCCCTTACGGTCGCTCTTACTTAGAACCTGCTAGAAAGCTGTTCAAGCAGTACGTACTGATCGAAGACGCTATGCTCATTCACAGGATAGTTAGGGCTCCGGAAAGGAGAGTGTTCTACGTTAACGTTGGCGCTATACCTCCCAACGAAGTGGAGAACTACGTTCAGCGCATGATGAACAAGATGAAGAAGACGCCTCTCATCGACGCTCAAACTGGTCAATACAACCTCAAATACAACGTGCAGAACATGCTCGAAGATTTCGTTATACCTGTAAGGGGCAACGATCAGTCTACGAGGATAGACACTGCCAAAGGTCTAGATTACAACGGTATAGAAGACGTTTCTTACTTTAGAGAAAAACTATTCGCAGCCCTGAAGATACCCAAGGCTTTCATGGGATACGAAAAGGACCTGACTGGTAAAGCCACTCTCGCCGCTGAAGACATTCGATTCGCTAGAACGATAGAAAGGATTCAAAGAATTATCGTTTCCGAACTCACTAAAGTGGCTTTGGTACACCTTTACTCTCAAGGATACACAAACGAATCTGCCGCAAACTTCTCCATATCGCTTACGAACCCTTCAATAATTTACGATCAAGAGAAGATAGCGCTGATGAAAGAAAAAATCGATCTAGCTAACTCAGCGATGGAGAGCAAGTTGCTTCCCAAGTATTACATATACGATAAGCTATTCCAGTTCTCAGAAGATCAGTTCAACGAGTTCAATGATCAGATAGCAGAGGACCAAAAGCAACTTTTCAGGTTCAACCAGATATCTGGAGAGGGTAACGATCCATCAGAAACAGGTCAAGCTTTCGGCACTCCTCACCAATTAGCAAGTCTTTACGGTGGAAAGGGAGACATGCCGCTTGACGTACCAACTGGATACAATAGCGAAAACCCCAACGAACCAGTAAAAATTTCTGGCCGCCCTCAGAAATACAAGTCTACGTACGGTAAGGACGAATCTCCCTTTGGAAGGGACGCTTTGGGAAGGAGAGATCTTAGATCTTCTGGGGCGGGAGAGGACTCTAATGGTTTGAGAAACAATTTCAGAGGCGGATCGGCCATATCGTTAGAGAAAAATATTAGATTCTTTGCTTTCCAAGAAAGTCGGCAGGAAGGTTCCCCTTTTTGAATCGGAAGTGTTGAACGAAAAAAACATAATGCAAAACGATATTCAATCTAAAGAAAGAGAAGGAATTAGCGATTCTTTAGACGAAGATAACATACTTCCAATATAGATTAAAGAGCAATATTTATTGATAGTACACATTATGGAATATGGGCTCTATAAAGCACAGCAAATATAAAAATACTGGCATTTTATTTGAACTTTGCGTAAGGCAAATTACTACAGATCTATTACATAACAAGGATTCTAAGGCTGTAAAAATACTCAAGAAGTATTTCACAAACACAGAATTGGGCAACGAATACGCGCTTTATTCGGCGATAGTAAACAGCCCAAAACTAAACGAATCTAAATCAGAGATACTGCTTTCCACTGTAATGGAGCAGTATAGGAAGCTTGATAAACAAAAAATAAACAAACTTAGGTACAACCTAATAAAAGAGATTAAAAACAACTACGAAATAGACGATTTTTTCAAGGCTAAAATAAATAAATATAAAGTTCACGCGGCTGTCTACACAATATTTGAAAGCGAAAATCAAAAAACGATAGGTAATACCGACCAGATAGTGAATAATAAGATAGTAGTGTTCGAACACTTGAACGATAATTCGACAGAAAACAACGATAGCAAGCAAGATAACATCTTGGGAGATTTATTAAAAGAGGACAAGGAAATAAGGTTGCTGACTTACAAGCTCATAGTTGAGAAGTTCAACGAGAAGTATTCTTTTTTTTCAGAAAGGCAAAAAAAAGTTCTCAAAGAATACATATACAACATTACTGACACAGTGAAGCTCAAACAATTCTTAAACGAAGAACTCTCTTACTTAAAAAAGGAGCTATTGAATATTGTCGCGAACACTGAGGATAAAGTAACAAAGATAAAGATAAAGGAAGTCGTAAAATTTGTAGCCCCCCTGAGAGAGAACGAAACTATAAAGGACGAACTCATTACTGGCATACTTCAGTATCACCAATTGATAAACGAACTTAAAACAGAGTAAAATGATCCACGATTTCAATATACAGTTCTCTACGCAAAAACTTTTAGAAGACATAGACGAAACTTCTACAACTTCTGGAGCTGGAGCGTACTTACCTAAAGCTGGGTACAAGAAGAAAGAGGGAGAGCGCACCGAAGGTGGAATGATATACAAAGATCTTTGGAACGAAGGAGACACTAACGAATCCCTTGAAATAGGAGATAGAGTTAAAGTTACTTATGGTAACGAATTTTACGGCTATACTGGTACAATAGACGATATAGTTAGGGGATTCGTAGTAGTTGATGTCGATGGTGAAGGCCTTCATTCTATGCACATTAGCGACGTACAAAAGATAGAAGATGAAGAAGAGGAAGACGAAGATCTCGATGAAGTTTTCGCTACTCAAGAAAAAGATAGGGTTAAACAGCTTTTAGACAAACTAAAACAGATAGACTACAACGCTTACAGGAAACTCTTGATGGCAATCATAGATCCAAAACCATACACTTACGCCGACGCTGAAACAGAACTGGGAGGAAAATTAGGACTCTCTGAAAACTATTCTCGTTTCAAGAACGAAACGAAAACTAGAAACAAATCCGAACAATTCCACCAAGCCATTCGCGAAGTGAAAAAGAGGGTTCACGAGATACACAGAGTGTTTGAATACGTGAATAGACTCAAGGAAGAACTTAGCGAGGGAGAAGACGGTCTTAAGTACAAGAAGCACACAGAAGAGGCGGTGTCTAAGATAAAGGACATGGTTAGCGAATTGAATACGAAGATAAAAAAATTCAAATGAAAAACAAAGATCTCATAGAGAAGCTCAAAGCTTTGAAAGAGAGCACAAAAGTAGCCAATCGTCAAGCTCAAATGGATAAGTACGTGTACGACAAGATGCAGTACATTGCTGGCATCAAGAAAGAAAGATTGTCAGAATCTAACTATGTTAATCAGCTGTTAAAGCAAGCTAAGACTGGCGTGGAGAGAGGTCAAGAAGTGACCGTGCAAGGTAAAAAAATAGTAAAAGTCATTCCTGCTGCTGGAGCTTTCAAAACAGAAGACGGACCTATGATTAGGATTAGCGATCTTGAGAATCCTGAAACCGATATACTTATTGGAGGAGAAAGAGTAAGCTTAACGGACCCTAAACCATTTTCTACAATAGAACCCTCTCCAGAAGAAAAAAAAAAACGTCAAAAAGACTTTGATAAGCGCTATGGATTGGGCGGAGGATACGAAACCCAAGCGGGTTTTTACACTGGAGATTAATAAAATAAAAACAAGTCATGGCAAAATCATCGGGTCGCGGTGGGGAAAGCAAAAAAATAACTTTCGGTAAAAGGAAGTTAGGCAGAGCTAAAAAGAGTCACAATAAACACGATAGGGTCGAGAGGAACTATAGGGCTCAAGGAAGATAATACTTAATATTTATAAGCGAAATGAAAAACGTTAACCAACAATACAAGGATCTTAAAGAGGGCAAAATGTCCAAAGATCAATTCTTAAGAAACGCTAGAATGTCTTTTCCGGAATTAATTAGTCCTATTACTAATTACAATGATACCATTTTTT